CCAACACAAACACAAGCTCCACAAACTCCAGGTAGGGTAAGCAATTTAACAGGAAGCCAAACAACAACAGTAAAGGCAATAGTAGTAGAGTCCGACATTACAACAACACAAAAACGTATCAATTCAATTCAAGAAATAGCGAAAATATGAAACTACCAATTTATAACTTAGAGATAAACGAAGACGATCAGGATACAGGGGTGAACTTTGTGGCCTTAGTAGACACTCCGGCAATAGAACGCAACTGGGTTGCGTTTAACAAGCAGCAAAAATTCATAGCAAATGAAGATAAACAGATTATATCTGGTCCTTTAATGGTGGCAGACTTACCGATTTACCGACAAGATGCAATTTTAGGGGAATATTACGCGGTTTTTACTGCCGAGACAATAGAGAAGATAGTAAATAAATTCTTTAAAACCGGCATGATTCACAATGTTAACCTTATGCACGATTCAAGCCAGGTGGTAAGTGGTGCGTACATGATCGAATCATACATAATCAACAGAGAAAAAGGAATCAATCCGCCAAAAGGATTTGAGGGAATTTCAGACGGAAGCTGGTTTGGTTCGTTCAAAGTAGAGAATGCAGACATTTGGAAGCGAATCAAAGAGGGTGAGTTTAAAGGGTTCAGCATAGAAGGCGCTTTTGATCATTTGTTTTATGTAGATAAAGAGCAAAAAGCTATAAATGAAATCATTGATATTATTAAGGCAATAGAATAAAACGGTACATTTTTATTATTAATATATTTTTAATTAAAAACGTTATACACATGAACTTAAACGAAGCAATAGAGAAATTAAGCGGACTTGTTAGCAAGTTCAACGCTGAGCCAACAACGGAGCAAACATTTATTGACGCTAAGTTAATGGACGGCACTATAATAAGATATGAATCTTTAGAGGTTGGAATGCCTTTATTAGTTATAGATGAGGCTGGAAATGAGCTTCCGGCTCCGGATGGTGAACACGAGTTAGAGGATGGAACAAAGGTAACTGTTGAGGCTGGAATCATAACCGAGGTAGCAAGCAAAGAGGAGGAAGCACCGGAAGAAGAAGGGGCACCGATTGAACAACCAATGGCCGCAGTTGAGTCAGTAAGTAAAGAGGATTTTGAAACATTGAAAAATGAGGTTGCCGATCTTAAAAGCAAATTTGAAGAATTCAGCACAACAAATGAAACTTTATCAGCTGACAATATAGCAATGAAAGAGATAGTTAAAGAAACTTTTTCAATCGTTGAAAAGTTGGCTAACGTTCCAGCAGAGAATCCGGTTTCTGTTAGATCAAACAATCCATTTAAGAAAACAATATCAAGAGAACAAGAATTAGAAAATTTAATAAACAAATTTAAAAACAAATAATATGGCATTTTCAGTAGGTACATTAGCTAATTATACGGATGAACAAAGATTCCCATTAATTAGAAAAGCGGTTTTAAGTGCAAAAACTGCATCTTTATTAACATTACAAGCTGGCGTTAAGTCTTCAGCTGCTATTAACATTTTAGAATCTGACGCTGTATTTCAAGCTGATGGTTGTGGATTTAACGCTTCAGGTACTACAGCTTTAACTCAAAGAGTTATCACAGCTGGAGCTATCAAAGTACAAGAGGCTTTATGCCCTAAAACTTTAGAGGCTAAATACATCCAAACTCAGTTAGCCCCGGGTTCTATGTATGATTCAATTCCTTTCGAACAAATCTACGCAGAAGAGAAAGCTGCACAAATTGCTAAGGCTTTAGAGGTTGCGCTTTGGAATGGCGATTTAGCTTCAGGAACTGCTAATCTTAACAAGTTTGACGGACTTTTAAAAGTTATCGATGGTTCATACGCTGCAGCTAACGTAAATGCTCAAAAGATAGTTGGAACTGTAGCTACAACTTCAGGATCTGCAACTGTAACCGGTACTTCAACTTTGTTTACTTCTCAGGTTTCTGCTGGTGACAAATTAGTAATTGGTGCAAACACTTATACTGTTTCTGTTGTAACTAACAACACTTCAATCACTTTAACCGGTAACGCTGCTGCATCTGTTTCTTTAATCGTTGCAAAAGTTGTTAAGGCTGCATCTGATTTCTTCGCTGCTCCGGTAACTGCAATAACTGTATCAAACGTTGAGGCTATCATTGACGCGGTTTACAAAGCTATTCCGGTTGACGTTTTAGACAAGGAAGATTTATTCATCGCTTGTGGAACTGATGTTTTCAGACTTTTCACAGTAGCTTTGAAAAATGCTAACCTTTATCATTACGGAGTTGATGCGGTTAACTTTGAATTATTCATTCCAGGTACTAACATTAAACTAGTAGCTCTTAACGGACTTAACGGAACTTCAAGACTTATAGCTGGTAGAAAATCTAACATGTTTATGGGTGTGGATTTGATGAATGAAGAAGAAAAATTTGAAATATTCTTCGCAAAAGAAGCTGATGAAGTAAGATTCATGTGTGCTTTTAAAGCTGGTGTTCAAGTTGCTTTCCCTTCTCAAATTGCAAATTTCGAATTAACTGCTTAATACTAACTTAAGAGAGGGTGTAAAATACCCTCTTTTTTAAAACTTAAAATTATGCCATGTGTATTGATATCCGGAAGGACTTTAGATTGTCGTGATTCAGTAGGAGGTATTAAAAGACTTTTAATCACTGAATTAGCGAATAAAGCTACATTAACAACAACTGCCGGAGCTATAAGTGCATTTACCTTAGCTACAGGAAAACAGTTTTGGTCTTATGAGCAAGTTAGAGAAACTTCCAACTTTTCAGAGGCTATTCAGGCATCTGTTGAAAATGGGACTTTAGCTTATGAAACAACTTTAACAGCTATCTTCAATAAAGGTGAAACTGCTACAAGAAACCAAATTAGGTTATTAGCTCAAAATAGATTGATGATCATTGCAGAAGATCGCAATGGTAAATATTGGCTATTAGGTGAGGCAAATGGTGCTGAACTTACTGCCGGTACTTATGCTTCAGGTACTGCAATGGGTGATCGTAACGGATACGAATTGACTCTAGTTGCCAAAGAAGCTGAGCCTATTAAAGAGGTTGCAAGTGGATTGATCGCAGCATTATTAGCTCCAGCAGTTTAATAATACTTAACAATATTTTTGAAGCCGTAACATCTAATAAGGTGTTACGGTTTTATTTTTGGTACAAAACACATAATTTTATATTTATAAATAAAAACTATTATGAAAATCAAAGAAGAATTTTTAGCAAAAGAGGTATATAGTAAAATCTTAGACAAAATGATTTTTGTTTCTTATGAAAACATTGACTTACTTAAAAATTTGGATCTTAATTTTATTTTTGAAGAAGAATTACAACCAAAGAAAAAATGAAAATAAAAGCAGAGTTTATAGGAAAAGATATGTTTAGTCAGGAACTAAACAAGATCATTATAATCAATGAGGAAAATATCGAGATATTTAAACAATATAAATATACTTTCTTATTTGAAGCTGAAATCAAACCTAAAAAAATTAAACGTGATAAAGTTAATAAAGAATCAAAGTAACATTATTGTGTTAACATTAACAGAGAAATGCACTTTGACAAATCCGGTGTTTTTGTTTAGGTTTATAAACGATGAATCAAAGGTTAGTTATACATTTATTGCTCAAGATACTTCTTTGCATACTGATAGGTATAATAGGTTTACAATCACTGAAAAGTTAAATCCAACTTTGACATTATCAGAGGTTTATTTGCCGTTAAATGGGTTTTATTCTTATGAAATTTACGAGCAAACATCACCAACTAATTTAAATTACACTTTAGCAACAGGAATAGTAGAAGAGGGAAAAGTAAAAGTAATAGGAACGGCAAGCAGCACAACTGCTTACGATAACCAAACTAAAATAAATATTATTTATAATGGCTAGTAATATAATATACGTTAAATTAAACGCTTACGAGATTCCCGAATTCAAAGAGAATAAAGGTAAGGAGTGGATCAGTTACGGAGCGGATAATAACTTTCCTAATTTGCTTTTGGATATGTACGACAACGCTCCGAAACATAGGGCTATCGTAGACGGCAAAGCGGATTTAATAGCTGGTAAAGGGTGGAATGTTAATAATAAGGCTTTAAGTGTATTAAACGCCGCTAAATTAATTGAGTTTACACAAAGTATAAATCCTAGTGAATCATTATACGAGCTAACAAAGAAAATATCTTTAGATCTTGAATTGTTTGGTGGTTTCTATATCCAAGCCATTTGGAATAATTTACGAACTGATTTCGATTTATATCACGTTGACTTTTCCAAAATAAGAACAAACAAAACACAAGATAAATTCTTTTTTAGTAACGATTGGAAGGCTTATAATCAGTCCTTTGATAAAACAGGCTTTAAAGAAATTGAAAAATTCGATCCTGAGAAAAAGACTTCCGGTATATTTTATTACAAATCATACCGCCCGAACCAAGGAGTTTACCCGCTTCCGGGTTATGTAGCTGCATTAAAATATATTGAAATAGAAAAAGAAATTGCCAATTTTCATTTAAACAATATTAAAAACGGGTTTGTTGGCGGTACTCTTATTTCATTCAACAACGGCCAACCTACTTTGGAAGAGCAAAAAGAGATTGAGAAACAAATAAAAAACAAACATACAGGAACTGATAATGCCGGCGGTGTTGTTTTGGTGTTTAGCGAGGGTAAAGATAAGGAGCCGAGTGTTATTCCACTTAGATCAAACGATTTCGACAAGGCATTTGAGGTACTTAATAAAACAGTTACCCAAGAAATATTCACCGGTCATAGAATAACAAGCGGCCAATTGTTTGGAATAGACGGCGAAAGCGCATTTGCTAGGAATGTTATCCGCGATGCTTCCGAGTTTTTTCAAAATACTTATGTAACTCCTAAACAACAGACTTTAGAGGGTGTAATTAATGACTTTGCTAATCTATTAAATATAGATGGGAAGCTAAATATTATTCCTTTGGAAATTATAGGAGTTGATTACTCAGAAGCTTTGATTCAGGCGGTTATACCTATTGAATTATTAAGAAAGAAAGTAGCTGAAAGATTAGGGATTGATTTAAATGAAGGTCAAAAATTCAGCAAAGAACTAACCGAAGCGGAAGCCTTAGAAGTATTTGATAAATACGGTGAAAGCTCCGAAGGTTACGAGATTATTCATGCCGAGGCAATACCGGTTAACTTTGCAACTATTACAATTACAACGCTTGATAAATCAATTATAGACCTTATAAGCAACGATAATTTAATTAGCAATAAGAACTTAGCAGAAGCTTTAAAAGTTGATGTAAAGACAATAGAAGAGGCCGTATTAAAGTTATCCGATAACGGCATGATTCAGACAGTTGACAATGAAAGGAATTTGACTAAGAAAGGCGAAAGTATTAAAAAATTAGATTCACCGGTTGAAGAGATATTAGTTCGTTATAAATACGATAAAAAGCCTGGTGTTAAAGGTGAGGTATTGTTAGATACTAGCAGACCTTTTTGTGTGGATTTAATCGGTAAAAATAAGCAGTATAAAAGAGAAGATATCGAAGCCATGAATAATGAGCTAGGCACAAATGTTTGGTTAACGCGTGGCGGCTGGTGGACTAATAAAGACACAGGGGTAACAAGCACATCATGCCGTCATATATGGCAACAAGTTTTATTAAGACCTAAGAAATAGATTATGGCAGTTATATTTATCAGCGAGCAGGCATTAAAAGATAATTCAATTATCAATGAGAATGTAGATATGAAGGTACTTTTACCTGTAATCAAGTTATCACAGGAAAAATACATGCTTCCAATATTAGGGACTGCCTTATATAATGAAATCAAAACACAAGTAAGCGCGGCTACTGTTTCTGTTCTTAATAAAACATTACTTGATGACTACATCCAACCGGCTTTAATTTGGTGGATAATGTCTGAAGCTCCGATGCCTTTGACGTACAAATTTATGAATAAGTCAGTAGCCACAAGATCAAGTGAGAATGCAAGCGCAGCGAGTTTAAATGACTTGTTAAAGTTAGAGGAGAGATTCAAAGATAATGCGCAGTGGTATAGTCAGAGGATAACAAACTATTTGCTTGAAAATTCAACATTATATCCATTATACCTAAATCCTGGGAATGGCATAGACACTATTATTCCAAAAAAAACTATGTATAGTACAGGAATGTATTTAGGCACTATAAGTAAAAATTTACCTTTTAAAGATAGATTCCAGGGTAATTATGATTCAAATTGTCTTGACTAATGGCATACACAAAGAACGAAAATAAACTAAAAATATTCCTTCAAAAACTTGACAATGAAAAGAACATTAAACCAGATAAACGAGCTATTAGAGGGAATAGCAACGGCGCACCAACAAATAAATAGTTACGGGATAGGGGATTTATACGACCTTGTTGCAAATGGGGCGGTTACCTATCCTTTGATGTTTACTGTTATTAATCCGGGTCAGATACAAGGTAAGCAAATGAGCTTAAATTTGTCTTTGCTTTTCATGGATTTGGTGCATAAAGATCAAAGAAACGAACTTGAGGTGTTAAGTGATCAGCTGCAAATCGGAACTGATGTAGTAGCTCAATTACGCGCTCCTTTATACGAAGATTGGTTTTTAGTTAATGATTCGGTTTCATTCGAGGACTTCACAGAAAGATTTAACGATGAGGTAGCAGGGTATAAGATAGACATAACCCTTAATTTATCGGAGCAATTTAATTTATGCGCGTTACCAATTGTGGGCAGTCCGGCTGGCCCTAGCGGGTGTTCACCTTCTTTGGTACAAAATACCGATTTATCATATTTAGTATATGTGGCGAGTGGCAGTACATTAACATTACCTGATACAACTATAAACTTTAACGTAGGGGGTAATATAACAACAACAACAATACCAACGCTTAAGAATACAGTAATAAATGTAGTATGGCAATAGATATTAACATTCCTTCACAAGTAGCGCAAACCATAACTAACGGGGTGACGGGTACTGCACCGAGTCAAGACGCGGTATTTGATGCCTTAGCACTTAAAGAGAATGCAATTAACAAAGGTTTAGCCAATGGTTACGCGCCGTTAAATGCTTCAACAAAGATTGATTCAACTTACTTGCCTTCTTATGTGGATGACGTGATCGAGGTGGCTAATTATGCAGCCTTGCCGGTAACGGGTGAAAGTGGTAAAATATACATTACAATTGACACTAGTTTATTATATAGATGGGGCGGTACTATTTATGTGCAAGTAGGTGGTCAGGATCCGGTGTGGGGTGGTATAGTTGGGGACATATTAAATCAAACAGACTTACAGAACGCTTTAGCTTTAAAAGTACCTTATACAGGGGCAACAACTAACGTTAATCTAGGAGAATTTCAATTATCAGCGGGGCAAATTACCTTTGATCAATCCCCAACGGGCGCGGATGGTGTTGGTGTAATGCGTTGGAATAATACAGACGGCACAGTAAATTTAGGATTAAAAGGCGGTCAAAGTACATTAAAGATAGGTCAGGAAACAGTAGCGCGTGTTGTTAATGGTGCCGGTGCCAATTTATTAGCTGCTCAATATAAAGTTGTTAAGGTAACCTCAGCACAAGGTCAAAGATTACAGGTTAATTTAGCACAAGCCAATAATGACAACAACTCAGTTGACACAATAGGTATTGTTAGCGAGAATATAAACAACAATCAAGAAGGATACATAAAGATATTAGGGCAGATTGAAGATATTAATACAACGGGAAGCTTACAAAGTGAAACATGGGCAGACGGGGATGTATTGTATTTAAGTACAACAGTAGCCGGAGCAATAACCAACATTAAGCCGGTAG